GCAGCAGCAGCACTGGCAGCAGCTTTAGCAGCATGATGAAGCGCAGAGTAAGTCCCAGTAGATGCACCGTCAGCTCCTGTTACAAACGTATCTTCTACCTCAGAGGCATGGCCTTCAGCCTCCTTAGCGTTAGCATACGCAGAGTAGTCGGTAGGTTGGAGAGCATCCGGGTTAGTACCCTGAATATCAGTAGCCCACTTCTCAGCCACAGCAGCCCAGTTGATAGTGTTAGCCTCAAGCGTATCCATATCATTAGCCACCGAAGTAAAGCCTGTTTCAGTAGCCGTATTGACAGCGTTAAGGTCAGCAGCATTAGCTGTATCACCATCAAAGACTTCTTTATTATCTTTGTCGTAGTAAGGTCCGTGCGCCATTATTGTCTCCGTGCGTGTTTACTGTATTCAACAATCATCGAGTTAATCGTATGTTGCTGGTAGTACTTAGATTCAGTAGTGATGGTCAATGACATATTCTCCCCGTAACCTCTCATATACATAACTGGCTGGTCGAAGAGTGTACCACCCCATTGAAATTCCTGCCACTGTACTTCACCCCATACAGCACCAGTAGCAGCAGCTATCAGCTCCTGTTGGCTAGTGCTTGGGACTTGAGGACTTCGGTAGTTAAAGCTAGGCTTACCGATAAAGGTCAGTCCAGAACCTGTTTGTGTCTGTAGTACTATCCGCCTGAACCACTTCCAGTCAGTCTGTGTACCATAACTATGATAGCTTGTAGTTAGCTTCGTAGGTATCGTCTCGCCATTAAACGAGGTACCTTTGTCCATCTCATAGACATAACCATCAGCAGCCCCGAAGTATGCTTTTCGTATACCATCAGTATCTTCCATCTCGTGGAAGCATGTAGGCTGATGCTTAAACTTGACAGAGGTAACACCCTTGACTTTCTTCTCTCGGTCAAACGTGAAGTATAGACCAGTATAATCATCAAAGAAGATACGATACTGATTCGTTTCCTTATTAAGCATAGTCCCTGTTACTATATCCCTTTTGCTGAAGAGGGTAGCTTGAACATTTTTACTGATAGAGTTCATCGAGAAGTCACCGTACTCACTTGCAGCTGACATACTCGAGATGCCATTATCGTCCATATAGTAGATTTCCCCAAGCATACGCTGAGCAGTCTTCACTCGACTACCAGCAGTCATGGAGAATGGTTCTTGTGTAAAAGAATAATAAGCAGCTGTATTAGCTCCGCCCGGATTATCACTATCATAGATAGACTTAATCATATGGATAGACTCTTCACAGAATATCACTAGGGTATTACCCGGAGCAATAACCATTCCTGTAGGCACTCCTTCAACATAGAAAGAGCCAGCACTACCAGTAGCTGTATCGAAGTCCAGAGGGTCTCCTGTTACTGAGTACCAAATCTGACCGTCTGGATAAGCCAGAAAGAGTTTGTTCTTGAACTCAATACAGTGTGTCGGATAAACCCCTTGCTCGTCCGGAAGGTTCTCATGGATAATGGGCACAACATTGGTGTCATCAAAGAAGCCAGCATGGTTTACGCCATTACACCAGAAGTTTGTCTCTTCACGTTGTCTCTCAGGGAATATATCAAACCTCCCAACAGTATGATTATAGACTCCATCAGGGTCCATCGTGAATGCGTAGTATGAATCTGCAACGTAATCAGCAGTATCACCCGAGACATTCGACATGACATCGCCATTAGTTATTGTTCCTGTTACGTTGATAAGTACCAGATGGCCTTCTGCATCATTAGGCGGGTCCCACTGTCCTGCATGCACATCTTTATATGCAACTTCACCAGTAGCTCCCGAGGGTGTAAACGTAATTGTCTCTCCAGCGACAAATCCTATATCATCACCGCCAGCATCATTACCATTCTCGTACTCCACAACCTTAGCTGTAGGTACAGGCCCACTCCACCCTGAACCAGACATAATATACCAGTCAGAGTATGAACCTCCTGAGTCGTTTCGACAAGCACCTATCACTTGACCAATAGAAGAGACCGACAGCACGCTGCCTGACCCGGGCACTTCGCCTATCAATGTTCTAGCTGCCTCACGGTCTTCATCATCCCACTGTTGGAACCTATAGGAGCCTGAAGAGAATTCTGTAGTAGGCACATCGAAGTCTGAGATATACCTGTAATCAAGCGAAACCCTGAGCTCGTCCATATTGCCTATGAAACCACTACCCATCACGAGGCTATTAGCATTATCGAAGATGACATCAGAGCCACAGTTATACTCAGTGACCTGCCTATTGCCATCAACAAAGATTATGATAGCATCGTCTTTTCGGATGACAGCTACATGCCAGAACTTAGCCACTGTTATAGCGTTATCGGAAGTAAGGCTATCAGTCCAAGTCGCACCGTCTGTGGAGTAGCTAAACTTAGGGTAGCCAGCAACTATCTCTAGCTTCCATGAGTTAGACTTCTCGAATAGTACATCAGTACCAGCTACCGAAGTAGGTTTGACAAAGCATTCGATGGTAAAATCATTATCCTCAAGCTCATAAGCATTATCAGCGATAGTGAAGTCGGCAGAACCATTAAACAAGAATGTGCTGTTAGTAGACCCCATATGGAAATTGATAAGGTCATCAACTACAGCTGTATTAGTGACCGCATGAGCATACTTACTCTTGTCTACTATACTTGCTATATCACTATTAGACTCCAGAAGTATCTTTGTATTGGAGTCTGTACCAGTATCAAGCAGACTCTTAACGGTTACATCAGAAGGTGATGGCTGTCCATCAGCTGCCTCATAACCTAGAGTAGAAGTATAGCCATGGTAGACACCATCAAGCTCTTCATAGTTCTCTCCAGCAAGTAGCTCTCCAGCCTTGGCCTGAAGCTGGTTGATATCCTCTTTGATACCACCAGTCATCAATACGACTTTAGAACGTATAGGAGTTGGTTTTATCGCAGGCCACCTCATTAGTAGAATTCTCCACGTACAAAAGGTTTGGTCTTAAGTTTCTTGGCGGGGTTCTGGCTTCTTAACATCTGACCCATAAGCACAGAAAAGCGAGTACCGTAATGCTGAATCAAATCGTAGTTACCTACATACTGCCCGAGGTCTATAAGAGCCTTGAAGACTATCAGGTTCTGGAATCTGGTAGGAAGTATCGGCTCATCAGTCTGAGCAGTCATTGTGTCTGGAACACGTTGATAGTATACCTTGACTGTATAAGCAGCATTGAGAGGGTTAAGAGTTACCTCGCCAGTCTCTGGTTGGATAGTATACATCTTCGGTTCACCAGTACTCATGTTCTCCCACAGAATCCACCTCTCATAAGGCACATAGGTTAGCTTCTTGTAGTCGTAGGTGATGAATCGAATCTTAGCTATGTCGGTATCTGTAAAAGAGTTCGTAGTTGCATCAAGAGCCTTCTCGGCTTCTTGTCTCATAAAAATCCAGTCACAGTCACGAAAGAGCTGGATGTCCTCGTAAGCATTATCAGCATATGATGGAAGCAGTTCTTGATAGCCAGCAAGGCCACTCACCGCATCCACTGTGCCTTGAGTTCCTGCAAGACGATTAATCTCTTGTAAGATTTCAAGATAGTTCATTGTTGTCTCCTGAATAAGAAAAACCCCTAGAGGTTGAAGTGCTTCTAACACTATATCTCTAGGGGTCTTAGTGGTCATCCTGTGACCAATCGGATTTCCTCAACTATTACGCTAAGGAGTCCTTGGTGCAGTACAGCATGGCAAGTGCCTCAGGTTGGATAATCTTGTGTCCGTAAACAGCAAGGGTTCTCCAGAGCTCACCAAACTGGTTCGGGTCAGGGACCGTCTCCGTCTTGGTAATCTGAGAGGCAAACGTGCTAGCGTCAGTCACACCAGCCACGACATAGAATGCCTCAGGGCTGTTGGCATGAGCATCAGTTACATGCTTAATCAGGTTAGACTTGTAAATCTTGAAGTTGTCGATTTCGCCAATCATACCAGTTCGTACAACACCAGTACCATCGCCAGTTACGTCAGAGCGTTTCAGGTCGCCCTTCTTCAAGAAGTTGCAGTACCATGCAGGCAGGACCAGAAAGCGTCCCTCTTCAGGTACATCAGCTTCAGTCAGTACAGTACCGAGGTCGGCAATGTAGTCCAAAGCATTATCAGCAGTAATCTGGATGGGCGTAGCTGCGACACCGAGGTTGTAACCCTCAGATACCTTACCAGCCGTTGCACCCTGATTACCAGAGCAGGTAGCAGACCACACATCACCAGAGTCGGTGTATGCGCCAGTACCCATGGTATCGAGTACGTTGCTAGAGATAGTCCGATTCAGAGAATATGCAGACCTTTCAGCAAACATATTCATAAGAGTCAGGTCACTCTGTACCTTATCTACTTCATCAATCTGGAAAGCAGCGTAGTACATCTGGTCAATGAGCAGAGTACGTGCGTTCTCAGAAGGAATCTCGTAGGTAATAGGAGTTCCCGGTACGTATGCGTTGACGTTCATAGTGGTAGGAGCCAGTCGAATCTCAACTTGGTCGCCCTTACCTTTAATCTCGCCTTCATAGTCGTTGTTACAAACCTCATTCAGCAGAAGAGATTCAGTGAAAAGTACCATAACCTTTTTGGTGAAGATAATCGGTGCATACCGTACGTCTCCGCCAGAAGGATAGTTAGCGTTAGCGTTTCCAGTAGGAGTAAAAGCCATTGTTCTATATTCCTATTTTAATTTTACCTTGTATATAAGCCTGTTCAATTTCAGACTCAAGTTTTAGCCGTTCATCGTGCCTTCCTTTATAAACGCCTTTAGTGACATCCTTATAGAAAGCATCGACTTCTGACTCCTTGAACTCACGGGCTTCACCCGGTTTGTTGTCAGAGACAGTATTATCAGTTGCCTGATTGGAAGGACCAGTTCTAGCAGCAATCGTATCCTTGGAAGCGTTAGCTTTATTCGTCTCAGACTTGTAGTCTAAAAAGAATTGAGCTACTCGCTCAGCATCCCGACTCCTTTCAGCAGACCGGAGTAAATCCATCCGTATCTTGCCTCGAGCGTTAGGCTCGCTAAGCCACTTAACGAAAGCCTTATCAGCATTCATAGCAGCTTGGTCAGGTACCAGTTCAGTAAGTTCACCTATAAACGAGTTGTACTCATTCGCAGCAGCAGTCTCCACCTTGCCTTCCTCAGTCCTAACCTCTTGGTTACGAAGCTGGTCGGTCAGCTGGTTGATGGTCTCTTGCTGTTTCTTCAAGGTTTCCTTGATAGCTGAGGAAGTCTTCTCCCCAAGAATATCAGTAGTCTCCTTGTCAAATACCGAGTCAATAGAGTTAGTCTGTTTTACGGACAACTTCTGCTGAAGGTTATTAATAGTCTTCAGCTGGTTAACACGGTCACGTTGCAGAGCAAGGTTCTCGTCTTTCAGTTCCTTAATGTTCCGGTCATACACTGGCTTAGACTTATTGAATCTGCCTTCAGCCTCAAGTGCACGTTTCTTCCAGTACTCTAGGTCCTGTAGTTCTTCTTTGGCCTCACCATTATTCTTGGTAAGGTCTTCCTTGGCCTCTTTTTGTCCAGCGGTTACGTCCGGATTCTCGGAAGGCGACCCTTCGTTGTTTCCTTCGGTAGACTGTGTAGGCTCTTCCCCAACTTCAACAGCTGGTTCACGACCTTCTTGCATGCCTTCAAGCTCCTTAAGTTCTTCTTTGAGCTTTTCGGTTCTAGCCTTCGTATAATGACCCGTAGCCATATACTCCTCCATATTGAGGTTATGTGGTTTGCTTTGCGGTTCCTTCAAGACTCTCTGTAGCGATTACCCCTCTGCCTCGTCAGCTGAGCGGTAGACTACAAAATGTCTCTTAGGAGACAAAACTCTAAGATTTGTTCACTAGACTCCCGACAGTTGCTAAGGCATGCAAGTAGCCTTGCCACCATCGGTGGTCCGTTGGGGTTACGAGTAAGTCACTCAAACCTTTTGTATTGAGACTGCCCACTGCTTCCTTGATTGCATCATGGTCGCCATTCTGGCAGCGATTCACTAGGTCCGGGTCTAAATGTTTAATCCTCACCCTTCTGCTCCTATATCTCCTGATTTCTTAGTATTATGCACATCAACTGCTAATTTTCTATCAGTGCGCTCGTTCTCGGCAGCAATCTTTTCTCGGTCTGAAGCCAACTTAGTAGCTCCTTTGTTAGCTTCTGCTTCTGCCCTTTGCTGAATCTCGACAGCCTTAAGTTGCTGGTCTGTCTGCTTTGCTTCAGCTTTCTGCTGGATGTCTGCAACCTTGACCTTCTGAGTCTCTTGGTGCATAGCCATCTGACCTTCAACCTGCATCTGAGTAGCTTGGAGACCAACCTGACTCTTAGCCTGTTCTGCCTCCTGAGCAGCAGCAGCCTGCCTCTCACCAGCGAATGCCTTAGCAGCTTCCTTCTCTTTAAGCTCAAGAGCACTAGGTACAGCATCTTCCGGAAGGTTAGCTCCCTTGTAGACTGACCTGAGGATTTCTCCTCGGCCTACCATACCAAGAATCTCCATGTCCATTGGGTTAGCTGTAGCCTGAAGTATCTCTTTCTGAAGCTGGCTCTGTGCAGCCTTAATGGTTATAGCTTCGACAGCATGTACCTTGACTTCAATATCACCAGAGAAGTTAATAGGGTTTCCATCTTCCATGGCCTTAAGCAATGTTAAGTAGAATTGATACTCTACCCTCGGGATTATAAGACCTTCAGAGATATTCTTAACACTAGCCTTAATGCCTTTACTAGCAGATTCTAAGAGCATAGAAAGTCCTGATGCTGTTTGGCCTGCTCCGCCTACGTTCTCGTTGCCATAAGCATATCTCGGCACACCTGTTACATCGTCAGCTTTGATTTCAAACTTATCATATACAGCTAATAGCTCCTGTGCGTTACTTGGTACAATAAAGAATTCGATAGGCTTACCACCATTACCAGTCGGGTCTGAGGTAAACTGCCATATCATACGAGGTTGCATCTCCTCGATGTCTCCATCATCAGCCAGCCTGTCTACTAGCAGAGCTACCTGAGGTCCAGAAGACAATCCCATGTTGTCAGCAAGAGACCTAGCAGCTGCATTACAGATACGCTGGATGTCCCTCATAAGGCTCGGTAAGGACTTACCCCAAATAGAACCACTCCGTGTCTGGAAGGAGGCAGCGTAATAAGGCCTACGTCCTAATGGGTCTCTGTTAATCTTGCACTTGATTACTTGGTCGTTAATCACCATGGCCTCAATCTCGACCTCTTGGTAATCTGGCATACCATCAAGCTCATCTTCAGAGTAGCCCCACTCACGCAGCATGCTTACCGGAGCAGTACCCCAAAAGTGGACACCATGGTAGATGCCTTCAGATGCGTAATGTTGCGAACCTCTCTTCTCAGCTTCCTGTTTGTCTTCTTCAATCTCTGTATCAATCCAGCTGGTAGAAGATTCTCCCGGCTTGACGTTACGGAGTATATCTATTATAAATTCTTTCTTGAATCCTGTCTCTGGTCCGAGGAAGGAAAGGTCTGACAGGTCTTTACGTGTTAGCCTTATATGCTCACAGAAATCGCCATCCTGTACAGTCTTTGCACTTGGTGAAGGGTAAGCATCGAAAGGACTGATACGTTGGTTTAGATAGCAAATTTGGCGTACTGGTTGAGCGATACCATTAACCCAAGTCAGCTTCTCTTTGGTTGTGATGGTAGGTCCCTTCATGTAGGCAGTAGGGAATATAGTGAAGTCCTCGATGAAGTCTGATAAGGCCTTCTGCCAGTTACCAGCTTCGAGGTCATCTACTACATACTTCTCAACTTTCTTTATCTCAGCGTTAGCAATCTTCCTAATTTCGGCACGTACCGCAGCTTCGATGTCCCTCTTAAGCTCACCCTCACGCTTGAGTTTACGTGCAGCGATAAGCATGCTCGGTGGCTGTTCCTGTTGCTGAGGCTGTTCTTGTTTTTGAGGAGGGCCACCAGCCTGCTGTGGAGGACCTTCCGGTCCCGGCATGCCACCCATCTCTGGCGGAGCACCCTCTGGCGGCTGACCACCTTGCTGGGCCTGTTGCTCCTGCGGATTCTGTTGTGGTCCTTTAGAAAGTTTCTCTGCTTCTTGAAACTCTTTATCAATCTCATCTGATAACCTCTGCCTGTCTGCCTCAAAAGCCTCTTCAATAAGCTGGTGCAGTTCAGGTGGTAGCTCTTCTACCTCTGACTGAGTTACCATAAAAGGATTCTCATTGGCTGGCTGAATGAGGTCTTTAATCCATGAACGAGCTGCCCGGCTTTTAGTAGCCGTTATGCCCATATAAATCTTCGAGCCTGTAATCTCTTCAAGGAAGTCTTTCCGGTACTGCATGTTCACTTGGAACACAGAGTCTACCATCTCTTCCTCTATATCAGACTCACGTCTAGCGTTCTTATTAGTCTGATAGGCCTGTCTAATATGTCCTGCGAGAGAACGATTGAATGTCTCTTGCTCAGCCTTAATCTTATCAGAGACTTCATTGAGGCTTTTCAGCTTCTCTTCGACAATCTCACCGATACCTTTGATAGTAATTCCCGGTGTGCCTAAGAAATCTCCTTCGCTATTATCTCTTCCGTTCATTATTTTCCCCTGTTCAGTAATCGTGAACATTGATTATTTTTGAATGGCTACGGTACTTGGACTCGAACCAAGATAGAGAGCTTCAAAGGCCCTGATGTTACCATTACATCATACCGTATCTGGCTGGCAAGATAGGACTCGAACCTATAACCCTCCGCTTAACAGGCGGGAGCTCTACCATTGAGCTACATGCCAACTTGGTGCAGGCCGAGGGTATCGAACCCACTCGACCTTCCGGACCAGTTTTACAGACTGGCTCGTCTCCTTAACGATTTAGAGCTGCATGGTCTGACCGGGAGGATTTGAACCTCCGTTCCCCTGCTTCCAAAGCAGGTAGCTTACCAGACTTGCCCACAGTCAGATACTATTTATGGAGCCACATCGAAGAA